TATATTAATTTAATTACCTTCTTCATATCCCTTTTTATCAATCACTACCGGCGTTGGAGATATCTTTATTTCTATTCTCTTTACGCGATGGTCCATTTTATGGATATCTTCATCAACACCATATACCACAAACATTAACACTACCATCGAAGCTAAGAAGTCGATCATGTTACTCTCCTATTAACAAATACACGAACATTCACAATCTGTAACATCAGGGAATGATGCCGCAGAAACATTACCAAACGAACAAGATTGTGACCAATGCACTTTAAGACAGTCATTACAGCTTACATGGTCATGATCACCAATATCTTTAACGCAATATTGTTTAACGTTGTTGCATTTTGAGCAGTATTTCTTTGGTTCCATTTCATCTCCGGTTATCTTCCACTTGCATAACTAAACGATAACATATACAATAATAAATGTAAAGCATTAATAAGCCATTAATATAGTAATGAGGTAAATAATGAAAATGAGCCCAGAGACCCTGGAAAGTATAGAGATATTACGCCAGCCACTATTGGTGCGCCTGAAGAAGGTCATGGTAAGGGCCCCCGGTAGTTATGATACCCATGCTGAAAGAATCGGTATCAGTAATGTAACCTTTAAAAGCTTTTTAAAGGGTAAAAAGATTTCATTGGAGACACTACAGAAAGTAGAAAAGTATGTTAGTGAAAGGGAAAGCATGTAACACGCGAAGAAGGGTTAATAGCAATGTAGCAAGTAAGCAACACATTAATAACTACTTTATGAAAGAACATTATGTTTAAGCATCTTATTATTGCCGTATTAACCGTATCTTCTGTTCAAGGCGCTCAGCTTCTTAAGGGCAAGCAAGTCTATACGCCCGGTCGTCTTGGTGATGTCAGATTAACCCATGATTATACCGGCTTTAAGGTCAACGATCAGCTTGTATATCCACAGAACATGGACAAAGCGTTGCGTTCTGCAGACGCTATAAAATTAAAGGCTTTGCTCAACAATGGGTATATTACCGTTGATCAGTCAGCCGATGGCCAGTACAAATTATCTCACCATGGTCGCCTGAATGGTGGTGGTGTTGGTGGAGCAACTGCCGGGGCATGGATTGGTAGATTTATAGGCCAAGCTATCGGGTATGGCATAGTTGCTATTGTATGTATTCCCGCCGCAGCCGGTGGTCCAGGAGCTTATGCTGCAGCATGCGGTGTTATGGGTTCAACCGTAGCTCCTATTGTTGAGTCAGCAAGCCATGTAACTGCTATTGGTGGTGGTATTATCGGCGGATTGGTATCGGGGCCAGCATGATTACTATTAATTGGTTAAAAGAATTTAAAGACTCAACAATATATGCGCTTCTATGGGGGGGCGCATATATTACATGGGCGTATGTATTTAATAACTTTATTGATCCACGATATGTGATCAAGTCTATGATTCAGATTGTCGCGATATATATGGCTGTACGTTACGTTTGCTTGCATGCATTACATTATTTTGGAATGGAAGAAAAATGAACCTATGCCCTTTTAGAATCTTACTTGGAATGATATGCGCATGGTGTTTAATTAAGTGGTTGGAGAAGTAATACTTGACTCTAACTGCTTTTAGGAACAAAATACGCTTATTAAATCAGCAACTAAGATTTAAAAAAAAGACCCGAGCGCTAACTCGAGTCTAAATTTTTCCGATAAAGATGCTTTGAAGGGAATCTTTATCAAACAACACCAAAGTATTGAAATAACAATAAAGAGACTATGGTAAAAAAAGCCGAGAGTCAAGTAAAAAAGCAAATAGAATACGGAGAAAACTCCGTGTTTAATTCAATTATAGCCACAGATCTTAAAGCATTAGGTTATGTTGTTAAGCGATCTGGCGCGGCACATCAAACAACTTTCTATCAGTCCCAACTAGCGGACGCCTTGGGCGTTTGTCGAGAGACCGCCAACAGAATTACTCAGAAACAGAATGGTATTTTCTATACCAAGATCGATAATGGCTTTAAGAAACCACTTACTTATATTCTGAATCCAATGTTTAAAGACCATGCAATTCGCATGGCATTATTTGCTGCTCTTAAGGGTTGTGAATATATGGATATATCGATTCTATGGGTCCATGTCACACTAAAGAATATAAAAGGAATAATATATAACCAAAACACGGAATCGGGGGAACGCCCCTCATCCGTTGGTGGGTTTTACATGCCTCAACAAGAATACTTGTGCAACGAGCAGTTGGTATGGCCTCCTGGTTCATTACGATTTTTGTTAAAAAATGGTGGTGTATGTAATCATGCGTCAGAACAAGCCACATGTTCCATCATTGATGCATGGGAAGCAACGTTTTTAAAAAAACATGAGAGGGAAGTAGAAGATGCACATTTTGTTACAAGTCCATGGTCTAACCCAGACGCAAGTCGAGGAGCTACAGAATTATCCACCAGCTGCGATAGAGAAAGCGGTCAAGGCATTCAAGAAGAAACCAGATCAGAGCAATCCATTTCCATATTTGAAGAAGGTATGCGAAAACTATCTACTCCAGATTGGTGGTATGAGCTTGGATCAGATGGAGAAATTGCGACAGCCCTATGAAGGCAATAAAGAAGAACTCCCAAAACAGGAGCAATGGAAACCAACTTCAAGACCAGAACGCGATCCTGTTTACGAGTATCATAGAGTTGAAGCTTTAAAAGATACTCCCAAATACAAAGAGATAGTTAATAAGTTTGGTAGTAATATTCCAGAGAATCCTTTTCTTTCAGTACTCCAACGGCTGGGCCATGATACTACTATAAATAAAGATGTGGTGCGCAAAATAAAGCTTAATGAGATTGCGGCCCATATGAATGGCCGACAAGAATGCGACTTCTCAATTGCCGGAAAAGAATGCCACTTCTTCCCGTTAGCAAGCGATCTTAATTATGTAACCAATCTTTATAGTGAGAGCTTTGACGTTGAATAAAACTACTCGTATGCAGTTTCTTTATGATATTATAAACGAGTATGAATCTTTTGAGGCAAAACTACAAGAAAATACAACACTACCAGAAGCAATGAAGACTCAGATGTTGAAGATATTCAAGCGTACGTTGTTAAAAGAAGCACAAACAAAGAAAGTAGAGTTTATTAATGAAAACAATGCCAAGAACCCCCAAGAGAAAGTTTTGTTGGAACATGTTTCTTGAGCTTATCAAGGAAGCAGATCATCATCTCAACGATTCTGAAGATGCTCTTTTATGGGCACAGAAATATTTATATGACATGGCACCCAAATGCAAAAGATGCAATCCCGCAGTACATATTTTATGTAAATGCGGATGCGATAACGTTGAAGAATGTGAGGAGGAATGAAATATACTCTTTCAGGACCTCCAATCCCACTAGCTCGCCCACGGCTATCCAAAGGCCGTGTCTACAATCCCCAAGAAAAAGAAATGAACGCTGCCGAATGGGAGCTCAAGTTCCAAGCCCCTAAAGAATATCTGGAGGGGCCAATTTCACTCGACGTTACATTTTATATGCCCATGGCTACTACCATGTCTAAAAGAAAGAAAGACCATCTTATAGACCAACCCCATGCATCTCGCCCTGACATTGATAACCTTCTCAAATTTTTACTTGACGCCGCGAAGTGTTTGTATAAAGATGACTCTCAAGTCAGTACAGTAATCGCACGAAAGATCTACTCAGATAATCCAAGAACTGAGTTTACTATAGAGGCATTGTGAGCTATACCAAACCGCGTTACTCCAAGGTAGCAACTACAGAGTTAAAGCCTATTAGAAATAATGGGAAATCGTCAAAGAAAATCATGATCGAGAAGCCATATTTTTTAAGGCCCATGTATAACCCTACTAATGAAGAGATTGAAGCGTTAGCGGGGGAGTTAATAGAATGGTCTGCTCGGGATACATCTTTGCGCATGAGCCAATTTTATACGGCCCATAAGTTGCTTTACAGAGTATTTTGGTCTTGGTGTAAGAAGTATCCTGTTCTTCAAGATGCCTATGATATTGCTATGAGTAATCTTGCTGAACACAGAGAAATTGGCGGGTTGACTGGTAAATTGAACGCTACCATGGTGGTACAATCTTTATCTATTTACGACAAAGACTGGAAAGAAATGTATGAATGGAAAGCTAAGTTACAGAAACAAGATGACAACAAGAATACCGGACCACAGATTGTTGTAATAGAACGGGCACCGAATTCAGATATAGTACCAGAGAGAAAGAAGAAAGATGAATAAATTTTGCAAACATACCCTTAAATTTAGAAGCTATAGAAGGCCTACCGCTCAAGAAGAAGGAGATGAGATGATTGCAGTTGATAAAGTTTATGATGATCTTGAGGGCGAAGAGCTTGAGTATGCAAATAAAAGGCTAGAGGGCAATGAAAAGTTTAAGTGCACTGAAGAATGTCCACAGAAAGAAGAAAGATGAATAACATACCGTGTGCTCAATGCGAATCAATATCAACCGGAAGTCGCTTTAAGTTATTAGATCTTGTTGGCAACAAAGATCAGATATTCTGCAGCTCTTGTATTTTAGGCAAAACATTAGATGGCGTTAACTATGACATGGTTTTAGTGGATAGCAATGAACGATGAAGAAAGAGAAAAAAATTCCGGTTCAAGAGATCAGCCAACCGGAAGCACAGATACCAGAAACGGCCTCGATCAGAGTAACAACCCTCCCAAGAAGGGCAAAAGACCCTGGCGACAAGCAGGCGATTATTGATCGTCTTCTTGCGGTATGGTTAAAATGTCCACGCCTAAGATTGGGGCAATTGATAGTAAACGGATTACAGCGTGAAGAGGGCGATCTGTTTTACAAAGAAGATCTGGATCTTATTGAGCTTTTAGAGAGAATGATAAGATGAAGCATGTTGAATTTGAAGTTCATTGTCCTTTATGTCATGAAGTTATGGAATATGATAATGAGATATGCATAGATTGTGATGCATGGGGTAAGGCTAATGGTGTTAATCTTAAAGATAGGTTGCACGACGATTATGATTAAATCTGAGTCTTTTGCGTGAGATTTTATGACATTACAAGAGATACAAAATTTAATACCTGAAGCTAAAATAGAATATTTTGATAATAGAGACTTCAAAAGCGCCGCATGGATTAAAGATATTTATTGGCGAGTTGATATACCTGGCCATAAGTGTTGTTTTATTCCACAGAGACTATCTATTGATGATTCAGTTGTGCAAGAAAAGATTAAATGGTTATTGGGCCCAAAAGACAATGGTGATGTGTTGGTAAGAAGAAGATAGCTCATTTGTGGCTTTGGTAACGCTTGTAGCATATGTTAAGTTGTGTTAATCTCCCCCTAGAATGTCTTGTATGTCATTGCAAGATCTTCTACCGTAAAGAGTGCCCCGTCTATCCCTCCACAGGCGGGGCGAAGTATTAAAGAAAAAGGATAAGCAATGTCATACTTTCCATCATTAGAATTTCTTTCATTTGTATGCTTTCTTAATAGAAAGTTTCCAGGAATACCATTCAAGTCTTTAAAGCCCGGCGATAAAAGACTTGAAGATGCAAAAATAGAATGGATTAATTCTGCAGATAATATTTCAAAAGAAGTTATTCCTGTTATTGAAAAAGTTAAAAAGGGAGAAGTCTCTGAAGATGAGCTGAGCTTGTTTTCTAATCATCCATCTACTCAACGGTTTTTAAAACTTACGAGTGAAAGCAATCATCAGTGAAAGTAGAAAGCCAAATAATTCTCAACAAATTCAAACCGCGGCCATACCAAACGCCTATCCTTGATGCTATTGTCAATAAGGGATATAAGCGTGTGATTGGTATTCTTCCCCGACGGGCCGGTAAAGATATTACCGCCTGGAATTTGTGCATTCGTGAAGCATTGAAAAGAGTTGGTACGTACTATTATGTCTTCCCCACGTATGCGCAGGCAAAGAAGGTTATTTGGGACGCTTCTACTATTGATGGTAAGCGCTTTATTAATGAATATATTCCTGACGAATTAGTAGAATCCAAAAATGGCCAGGAGATGAAGATCCGGTTCAAGAATGGATCTCTGATACAAATGGTAGGATCTGATAACATTGATGGTCTTGTCGGTACTAACCCTTTAGGAGTGGTGTTTTCTGAGTATGCTATACAAGATCCTCGAGCGTATAATTTCTTACGTCCTATTCTTATGGCTAATGATGGTTGGTGCGTTTTTATTTCTACTCCTCGCGGAAAGAATCATCTATGGGAGCTTTGGAACATTGCCAATCAAAATAAAGATGAATGGTTCGCATATAAACTGAGTGTAGAAGATACCGGTCACATATCTCTTTATGAGCTTGAGAAAGAAAAAGCCCAAGGGCTCATGTCAGAAGACTTCATCCAGCAAGAATTCTACTGCTCCTTCGACCTTGGTGTTGAAGGTGCATACTATGCTCGTTATCTGGATAAGATGCGCCTTAAGGGACAAATTGGCTGCGTTCCCTGGGAGTCATCATTCAAAGTTCATACCGCATGGGATATCGGAGTGCGGGATTCTACGACCATCATCTTCTTTCAGACTATTGGCCAAACGGTCAAGCTTATCGATTACTATGAGAACTCTAAGGTTGGTCTTGAGCATTACATAAAAGTATTAGATCAAAAGCCTTATCAATATGGTAAGCACATTGCGCCACACGATATACGTGTTCAAGAATTCGGTACCGGTATGACTCGTGTTGAAAAAGCCCGTCAATTGGGCATTAATTTTACTATTGCTCCGGACTTATCTATTGAAGATGGTATTGAAGCGGTTCGTTCCGCTTTCAGTAAAATATGGATTGATGAATTAGCATGTGCCAAGCTAATCAAAGCGCTTGAGAACTATCGACAAGAATATGACTCTAAACGCAAGACGTATAAGAATCAACCGCTGCATGATTGGTCCTCGCACGCGAGCGATAGCATGCGGTACCTTGCGATTGCATTACCCAAGACTCGTGACAGTTTATCGGCTGAAGAGTTAGATAAACGTTATCAACAGGCTGTTTTGGGTGATAATTATGGTATGCCCTCGATATATCGAGACGATCTTCCCCCTTATTAACGCAATAGGAGAAAACCATGACCAATGAGATTCTCTCATTAATGACTGAACTTGGTGTTCTTATATTTTGTGGTGGTGTATTAGCTGCTCTTTTGACCTGCATCTATCTTTATTTAAATGACGAAGATCCGTATCAATAAATCAACAATTTCTTGATATCATTTGCTACTGATTCTAGACTGTGGCCAAATAGCTTAACAGAAAGGAAGACGAAGCATGCTATTTTCCGATTCTTCATTAATAGGCCAAAGGTTCGGTAAATGGACTGTTTTGTCATTTAAGTTTCGCGATGAAAAGAGCGAGCAAGTCTATGAGTGCAAATGCGAATGTGGAACCATTAAAGATCATAGATTGAGCACATTAAAGCGTAATATAACTACCCAGTGTAAATCATGTCGCATGAAGCAACTTAATTATGTTGAAGATCTTGTGGGAAAGAGATTTGGAAATTGGATTGCACTAGAAAAGATAAAAAACGAATCTAGGAATGAGTGGTACTATAAGTCCATTTGTTCATGTGGACATATTGCAAGCCTTTCTGGGGATAGATTAAAAACTAAAAAAGAAACAAATTGCCATCGCCATTCTAATAAAATTCATGGTATGTATAACACATCTACTTTTAAAATATGGTGTGGGATGCTTAATCGTTGCTTTAAACCAAGCACGATTGGATATAAATATTATGGCGGTAGGGGCATAACTGTATGCGAAAGATGGAAGTATTTTCCTAACTTTCTTGAAGATATGGGAGTTAGGCCAGACAACTTACAGATTGATAGGATAAACAATGACGGAAACTATGAACCTGGAAACTGTCGATGGGCTACGCCTCTTCAGAATGTTTCAAATAGAAGAAATTCTAAAAATAAAGGAGGAAATTAAATGCTATTTCCTCAATTAGGTCCTCAATATTATCAGGAGGAGCATAAAGCTATTTTATCAAGGATGGAGGCTTTCTACGCTGAGTCCATAACCATGAACCAATCTTTTTGGGGAGAGGCAGACACCGACACTCGCTTCTTTATGGGAGATCAGTCAGTTTGGAACGATCTTTATGGTAATTTGCCCGCTAACCGCCGCAGAAACTTTAACTTTAATAGAATACGCCGCGTCATTAATATGATATCAGGTCATCAGCGACGTAACCGTAAATCAACCACGGTTATCCCCGTAGAAAATGGTGACGCTGAGACTGCTGATCAATTTACAAAGATTATGCTGTGGTTGAACCAACATGAAGGTGTTTTAGAAACTATATCTGAAGCGTTTGAGGGTGGTTTGGTAACAGGCATGAACTTGCTTCATGTATGGATGGACTACCGTACAGATCCAATATCGGGCAACATCAAAGTAGACAACTGTTCATATAACTCATTCTTGATTGATCCATTCTTTAAAAAGGCAGATCTGTCTGATTGCAACGCCATCTGGAAGAGATCATATCTCACCAAACGTGAATGCATCTCGTTAATGCCACAGTATTCTGAAATAATCCTCGGCTTACAGCCACAAGAAACCGGTACGCGCGACTCTAAGTTCCAATTCATGCCTGAATCATATAACTATTCTATGCGTAACTTAATGACCTACGATGAGTTCTGGTATCGTGATTATAGAAAGCAAAAACTCTTAGTGGATTCCCAAACTGGTGAGACAACGGAATGGAAGTCACAAGATGAAGATTCTTTAAAAGATTTCTTGGCTCAATACCCACAGATTACGATGATAGAGTCTGAGATACCAACGGTTAAATGTGCTGTTGTTGTACAAGGGAGAGTTTTTTATGATGGACCTAACCCAATGGGGATCGACCGCTATCCTTTTGTTCCCGTGTTCGCGTACTATACGCCGCAGTCGCCTTATTTCCCATGGCGCGTTCAGGGCGTTGTTCGTAACCTCCGTGATCCTCAGTATTTGTACAACCGTCGCAAGATTATTGAATTAGATATCTTGGAGTCTCAAATCAACTCTGGTTGGAAGTATAAAGAAGATGCGCTGGTTAATCCAAAAGACGTCTTCCTTTCTGGGCAGGGTCGTGGTTTAGCTCTTAAAGCCGAAGCATTGATGACTGATGCCGAACAGATATTGCCACCACAAATACCGCCATCAATGATCCAACTTTCAGAGATCTTGGCTAAAGAAGTTCAAGAGATCTCGGGAGTTAATGAAGAACTGCTTGGCTCTGCCCTTGATGATAAAGCAGGCATTCTATCTATGCTGCGCCAAGGAGCAGGTCTCACCACGTTACAAGGACTGTTCGACAATCTTGACCGAGCTCAGAAGATACTTGGTGGGTTGTTTATCGATCTTATTCAGGCAAATTTCACGCCTGGCAAAGTACAGAAGATATTGGAAAATCAGCAACCTACCGCACAGTTTTATAACAAAGCTTTTGGTAAATACTCTGCTGCTATCGAAGACGGTCTGAATACCACTACGCAAAGACAGATGCAAATGGCACAACTTTTACAACTACGTGAAGCGGGAGTGCCGGTACCATCAGATCTATTGCTTGAAACTTCAACATTACAGAACAAGAAAGAACTGGTTGAAGCAGTACGCAAGACCGAACAGGGTCAGGCTATGATGGCTGAAAATCAAGCCAAGATGCAGATGGCTCAACTACAGGCCCAGCTTGAACTTACACAAGCTCAAGCGCATGCAGCTGAAGGCATGGGTAACGAAAGAAATTCACGTATACAAGAAAATAAAGCGCTGGCTACTGAACGTAGAGCCGCTGCTATTAAAGATCAAAATCAAGGGCTACTAGATCTTGTTAAGGCTATTAAAGAGATTGAACATCTTGATGATGATAAGAGTTTGGAACACATAGAAAAATTGGTTGCTCTGGCCAATGCGATAAAAGAGCAGCAGGCTAGTACAGCAGAGCAACCAATTAATAACCAAAATCAAGGAGCGGTATGATTCAATTATTGAGCCTTATCGGCGCTATCAGCAGCAATATGCAAAACATAGAACAAGCTATTGCTTTAGTAGAAAAATTAATTGTACTTGCTGAGGCCATTAAATCTGGGCCCCAAGTACCACCAAGTAACCCGCCTGCGAATAGCTCTCAGGCGTAGTTAGACGTATTAACCGTTGCGGGGCGAAAGCCGTCTGCAGTAACTACAAAGGAGCCACGATGGCAAAAAGACATTACGACGAACACTATGCCGGATATGAAGGGCGTAGAATGGAAGAAATGCGTGAAGGCGGCATGATCAATGAAGATCGTTCTGCTATAGCTAACATGCCACAAGAAGTTATGATGAAACCTTATCCAAAGACTGGACCTTATATGCCAGAAAACTTGGACGATACCATTCGTGGTGTAGACAAGCAAATGGACATGGATGATAGCAAACGCCGTCAACATAACGTTCCCAAAAAGGTCTAATATGCCAGTTGCGCCCAGAATTCCAGGTAAAGCCACGAAGATTGCCTATAAGATTCTGGGCATGCCTGAGAATCTCAAGAAAGGTAATAACGCTTTTAGCGAAGAAGTTAATAAGCGTTTGATCTACGAAGAGACTCAAAGAGTGAGATAACCATGGAAATATTAATTGGTATGGGTCAGATAGATCCGCTGTCCAACTGTGATCCACGCAGACGACAAGAATTGGCCGATTCGCGTATGATCCAAGAAGATCATAACGCTATGGCTAATTGTTCACCGCGCGTGATTAATAGACAGTTCAATGCTGGAAAATATCCTGAACGACTTGCGATGTACAATCAAAGTACACGCACGAAAGGACAAGAATGAAGAAGCATAAAGAACACAAAGAGCATAAAGCTGAGCACAAGCATCACAAGCTTAAAGTCAAAAAGATGCATAAGAAAAAAGACAAAGTTGAAAAAGTTATGCATGAATACAAAGAAGGTAAGTTGCATTCGGGTTCTAAGAAAGGGCCTGAGGTTACTAATCGTAAACAGGCTGTTGCGATTGCTCTTTCAGAAGCGAGAAAAGCTGGCGAAAAAGTAAAGCCTAAGAAAAAGAAGAAATAAAAAATCCCCAGCCTATTGGGAAACTGGGGACTCTCTTGCATTGAAGCGTACAAAGCAGTTAGATCGTACCATTTTGACAGGAGTTAGCAATGAAAAGATCGCTGTATATTGTATGGATACTGATTACTATTCCTTTGTGGGCTGCTGATAAGAAAGAAGACGATAATAAATGGGCTTTCCCGGTATGCAGAACCCATTACAGATTCTATCGCAAAGCTCCAACTCCTACATTTAATAAAAAGGTTTCCGTTCGTCCTAAGACGGCTACAATTCAAGAAGAAGCGCAACCAGAGTCTGTCAAAAGTAAACTTCAATCGCCTGCCCCACAACCCAAGACAGCTGTTAGCATTCCCGCACTTGATCTTGCGTCCATTACCATGACTGAAAAATCACCAAAGTAACTGGCAATAATCCCTTTTACGCGTTATATTGCACAAAAATACGATTAAAAGGAGTATTATGACTGAGCCACGCGATACTGTTGGTGCTATTTCTTCCAAGCTTTTATTACAACAACCAGAGACACAAGATCCCATCGAACTACAACGTGAGATGCAGGAAGAGTACATAAATAATCTCTGCGAATGCGTTGAAAAGCATAAAAATGACTTCTTTGGCAACTTTTATGTTATTGTCATTACCAAAAATGAACGCTTAATGCCCAATGTATTCCGTAATTACTTTACTGCCCGTCAAACATGCCCAACACCAGATTATGATCAAACCGTGTTCAGATACAATCGTGAAGCGGAACAAATTGAATTCATTTGGGTTATTCCATCTCAAGATGCATCTCATCATCTGAAAAACAATGCGCATCTGGTAGTAAAGGAAGAGCAAGATCTACTCAAGTTCGTTTTGGCTTTTGCTGATGGCACCCTCTATAAACTTGCCAAAAGATTCAACGGTGAAAAAGAAGATTCAATTATTCTTGAAGGGAATTAGATGTCATTAGAAGAAGCAATATTAGAAAGAAAGTCATTCTTTAAGTGTGAACATCAAGAAAAAGAGAATGTTACGACCAGAGTATTTTTTGGACTTGATAAAGTACAATTCGGTGGTCCTTTAACAGCTGTTGACGTTAAGGGTATAGCTTGCCAGCCCTGCAAAGATAAAGCCTTCGATGAAGAACTAGAAGAAGATGATGATTTTATAGAAAACATGATGGAATCTTGGAGAGATTTAAGAGAATCTCTAAAAGGGAGTAAGTAAGATGACTTTTGAAATAAAATTAGATAGGAATAGAGAGCCTATTGTTGATGCGTCCCTTAAGCAAAAAATGCATACACCAACTCCAGCTGAAGAACCAGAACCGATCCAAGAGTCGGTAGCTGCTGAGCCGGTGGTAGAAGTATCTGAGGCACAAGAACAAGTTGTTGAACAACAAACATATACCGAACCAGTACAAGAGGTACAAACGCAGAAGGAGGCCGTTGCCCAGGAATCCTTTCGGCAGTTGCGTCTTAAAGCTGAGCAAGCCGAACGCGAACGTGATGAGCTCATTAGAATGCTTAAAGAACGTGAAGTTCAAGCGCAACCAAAAGCCATAGAACCAGAAGAGGATAATGAAGTAAATGTTGGCTCTGATGATCTTGTTGAAGGAAAGCATCTTACCAAAGTTGGCCGTCAAATTAAGAAGCTTAAGCAAGAGATTGACCAATACAAACGCCAAACTGCCGAGATTGCTACAGAAGCAAAACTTAAGGCATTGTATCCAGACTTTGAAAAGATTGTATCGCCAGACAATATTAATGCTTTGCGCTCCCAGTATCCTGAGATTGCTAACACTATTAATTCTTCT